CCAAAACATGCCGCGCTCGCTCTCCACCACCTGCGTGATGGCAGTCAGCGCGTTGGTGCTGTCCGCCTTCCACTGCTCGCCTGCGATGGGAAACCTTTCGCGCCCAACCTCTGCGCTCAGATCGGTTAGGTTCGCACCGCCCGTCAGGTTGCTGGCCGTCAGCGCGGCGCTGGTGGTGCTGACGGCGATGCCATTTGCCCACGCGCCAGAGGCATTCGCATTCAGCCAAAGGCCTGGCGGCGTAGCTTCATCGAAGAAGAACCCTTCAATGTCGGAGCGCGTCCACAGCGCGAACTCGGCAAGGCTGCCCTTGAAATACTCCGCCAAGAACACGGCACGTCCAACGTCAAAGATTGTATTGGGCGCGCTTAAGCCCGTGCCGTTGGCAGTGGCAATCAGCGTCTCACCCCGCCATACCTTCATATCTTTTGAGTAGTAGTCGTAAGAGATGACAATCCGCTGCCAGATGCCAAAGCTGATTGCGCCCGTCGCACTAGTCGCCGTGATTGAGCCATTGGTCACCTGAAGCTGACCCGTGCTGTAGAGGCGCACGTTAAAAATGTTAGAGCCGTCCCACGTGCTGATAATCGTTTGTTGGGCGGGTGGGCTTACCGCTGAGGCGTTGATCGAGATGTGCATGGCAAAGCTGCGGTTAGACAAATCTAGGCTTGGGATGCTTGCCACATCGTCCACGCCGTCAAAGGTGGCAGCCGTGCGTGGGTCTTCAAAATAAGTGGGCGACTGCGTGACGCCGAGCGTGGGCGAGCCGCCGTATGTGCCGTCCCGCTTGTTTTCTCCCCGATCTACCACGACCGTGCCGCTGCCCTCATCAAAGCGGTAGTAGCGCAGCGGATTGAACGACAGCAGGAAGGCAGTTAAAGTGCCTGGCTTGATAGCCGCCGTCACGCCCGGCGGACGCTGCGTGCCGGCGAAGTATTTCAAGCCCTCGCCTTGCCCGCCGTTGATCGCCGCGCACAGGAAGTCCATCTGCCCTGTACGGTCATTGGGCGCGGCGCGCAGCACATCGTTCGCTTGAACGGGCGTCGCCTTGAAGCGGTAGGTGACGCCGTTCACGGTCACGGTATCGTTTTCGGCGACCTGAATAGTGCTGTTAACCTTGTAGGCGATGCTGCCACGTGCCGTGCCAGTGCGGAAGGCGGTGGCTGCCAGCAGGTGGATGAGTTCATCAGACCGCTTGTCTTCTTGAATGGGCAGCGCAATGTTGGTCGCCTGCAAGGTGCTGAGCAAATCCTCGCACTCGAAATACGCTTCACGGCTGCCATACTGCCCACTGGCGATCATGATCTCTCGCAGCACGCCCACGAAGACTGTCAGCCCGTCAATGCTGACAGTCACGCGGCTGTTGGGCAGCAGCTGACCAAAGTAAGGACTGCCCGCATAGGCGGGCGAGAACCGCCGATCCTCGTTCTTGAGCGTGAGTGACAGCGTTCCGACGTTCGCAATCAGTCCGTAAGGGTCTTCTATGCCGACCCGCGCCGAGAAAGACTTCACGTAAGGCGTCAGGTCAATTTGACCCGCGCCGTAGTCGAACTCGACGTTAAAGGCAGAGAAAGGATAGGGAATCATAGTCTGTTCCGTTTGCGCGCCTCACGCTCGATGGCATCATAGAGCGCTTTCGGGTCATTCACACCATTCAGCGTCATGCTGGCAATATGGATCGACGTGCTGCCGGCAAGCGCGTGGTTTGGCACAATCGTCCCGCCGCGGCTGGGCATGAACAATTCAGGGCCGCGCTCACCGACGAGGTAGGGCGTGTTTGCGCTGACAGGACCACCCGCGGCGCGACCTTCGATCAGCTTGTTCGCTTCAGATTCCATGATCGCGCCCAACATCGCCAGCTCTGAGAAAAATGGCGATTTTGCGCCCAAGGCTTTGAGCAAGTTGGCAATTCGCTTTGCGCCCTCGGCGACCGGCGAGACCATCTTGCCTGCGACGGGCTGCATGCCCGCGCCAATGGCATCGCCAATCCCGGCTGCCTTGCTGCCGAAAAGCTCCATGTCCTTGCCGGCGCTGGCCAGCAGGCTGGACAGCAAGCCGCTTTCGCCCAAAAGTGACTGGGCGGTGACTGTGGCGGCGCTGTTTTCGCCAAAGGCGATGGTGAACAGACCAGGCACAGTTGTCTGCAAGAACGTCGTCATGTTCGGCGCGGCGGTGTTGACCAATTCCGACATCTTCGCCTTGAGCGCGTCCACCTTTTGCGCCGACTCCTCTAACGCACGCACATCAATTGGCAGTGCTGTTTTCAAAATGGCGCGCGAGCCGGCATCGGTTTCAGAGTATCGCGTCATGACAGGTTCTTGTCCGATTGGCACTTGACCAGATGAGATCGTAGTCTGGTAGCCGCGCGCAAGCTGCTCGTAGCTTGGCCCGCGATTCGACGCGCCTTCTCCTGAATCATCGCGCTTTATGCCCAGTAGGTTCTGCACGGCCTCGATTGGCGCACGGATGATCGCGCTAATCGCGTCAAAGATGCCCTTCACAAAACCTAGAAAACCATCAAAGAGACCGCGCAGCGGCGTGCCTTCGCCGAACAGAGCGGTGAACGCGTTCATGATCTCCGTGCCGAGTTTGCCCAGCCCCAGCCCCTCGCCGATTCCGTCAAAGACCGCCCTGATCACGTCAAAGACGAAGGTCGCACCTTCCTTAATTATCCAGTCGAACGCTCCCTTAAACCAATCAATAACACCTTTGACAATGTCTGGCGCGTTCTTCAGCAGCCAGCCACCAAATTCTTTAATCAGCTTGAAGGCTTCTTTGAAGGCAGTCTCCACGATGCCGGGCGCGACTTCTTTGAATGCGTTCCATGCGTTCGAGAACCACGTCTTGACGCCTTCGATAATGTCGGGCGCGATGGCGGCAATGGCTTCTACGCTGTTTTTAAGAAACGAGAAGGCTTGTTCGATTGCGTATTTGATCAGCTGTCCACCGTGCTGTTCAATGAAGGTGAACGCACTGCCAAACCAAGTGTTGATCGCGTTCAGCAGGGACGGCGCGGATGTGGTGATCAGAGTCACGACATCGCCGAGCGCTTTGAAAGCATTCTCAATCGCAGTCTTGATAATGCCCGCCCCATTTGTGGACAGCCAATCCCAAGCGTCCTTGAACCACTTCTCCAGCGCGGCGCGGAAACCAATCGCCTGCACATCGTCAACAAACTTGCCGATGCCATTCACGACGTCGGTTATATTTTTGATGAGCGGTGTCAGCACGTTTTCCATAAGCGGCGTCAGGGCTTTGATAGCGAGCGTCTCGATGCTGCCCTTGAGCGAATTGGTTGCACCTTCAAAGGTATCCATGCGCGCACGCGCCACCTCAGCCGCGCTCGCTGCCGCCCGCATTTTCTCCTGCATCCCTTGGATGCTGTCGCCCGATGTCAGGGCTGCTAGGCCGAGCTTACCATACGACCCGCCCAGTGCAGTGAGCGCATCGGTGCGCTCCTGATCGGTCATAGTTGACATCGCTTTGCTAATGTCATTAATGACGTCATTTAGTGGTCGCGCTCTACCGCGCAAGTCGTACATGCTGACGCCGAGCCTCTCCAGCTCGCGGCGTCCGGTGCGGGTGTTCAGGTTCGCCAGCATCGACTTGAGCTGCGTACCCGCCTCAGCACCTTTGATGCCGTTTTCGCTAAACAGCGCGAGGACTGCTGCTGTCTCCTCGACGCCCATCCCGGCACTCCTGGCGATTGGGCCGACGTTCGCAAAACCGGCGAGCAGATCATTGACGGTCGCTGAACTCGTGCCAGATGCGCGTGCTAGAGAGTCTGCGACCAGTTCAGCCGACTCTTTGCCCGTGACGCCAAAAGCGGCCATGACGTCCGTCACGCCGTCGGCTGCTTTGCCGAGGTCTATGCCGCCTGCCGCCGCTAGGTTCAAGACCGCCGGCAGCGTCTCCATGGCTTCTTTGGCGCTCTGGCCAGAGGTCATGAGTTGCAGCATGGCGTCGCCGGCTTGCTGACTGGAGAAGACGGTCGCCGCGCCCATCTCCATCGCCACGCTGCTGATGCGCTTCATCTCGTCAGCCGTGGCGCCGGTGCGCGCTTTGATTTCGACCATCGTCGTCTGAAAATTCGCGGCTGCGCTTATGCCGCTCCTAAACGCGCCCGCAGCGCCGGCAAGCGCGGTCTGCAAAGCGCCGAACACCTGCACGCCGACGCCACCGACGCTGCCCAGCTGCGCGCTGAAGCCGCTCAACCCGCTCGAGGCACGACGCAGCGGGTCTGAGAGATTATCCCTCAGCCCGATCTCCACGTGCAGACTTGCGACACCGGTAGACATCATTTGCCTCGCTGCGCTGCGCGCTCTTGCATGTACCGCTCTGCGCCAATGACGGCCAAGATGTCAATGTAGTCTTGCACTGACATCTGATCGACCTGGCTGGGCAGGCAGCCCAACTCGCGCGCGATGTTGATACGATTGACGCGCCTAACCTCGTTTGGGGTCAGGCGATATTCTGTCAGACGCGGATCGGCTATCTGCGCTAAGACGATCCGCGTTTTCATTCCCCCGCGGCACTCTCCGGATTGCCGAGCAGAGTGATGACCTCAGCCGTGCGCGCGGATTTCAGCCACTTGTAAGTGTCCGGGTCGCTAAAATCCAAGGGCGTCGGCGCTTGGCTCGAAAAGTAGTTTGCCGGAAGGTAGCGCACCAGACGCGCCATCAGCTCACGCATTTGCGCGTAGAGCGACTGAAGATCAGCCTCAGTCTTATTTTCGCTCTGACTCTTGAGACCGATCAGCTGTAGCATCTCCAAGTCGTAGAACGTCATGTCGTCATAGGCGATGATCGGCTTGTCGTGCGCTGCGACGACTGGCTCAGAAAGTGGCTGGCGGCTCGCCCGTGCTGTCATAGATCGGCTCTCCCGTCCCTGCGAATTCCACGTCAATTGCGATTGGTGACTTCTCAGTGCTGCGCGTCTTGCCGTAACCGGGACTCATGAAGCGTTGATAGTGCAGCGGCTTGCCGGGCGCGTTCCCGTCCGGGCCATACTCGATCAGCAGGATTTTGCCGAAGCCGAGCAGGGTTGGCAGCACCGTGTCGAGACGCGGATCGCCGCGCAGACTTACGGTCAGCGTGCGCGATTTCAGTCCCGCACTTTTGACTTCGCTGCTGATGTTGCCGGCGGGCGCGTCTTCCATGCTCCCACCAACATTCAGATCAGCGTTGATCACCCAAGGTGACAAATCGTAACCATCGATAATCAGATGGAATCGGTTGTGGTTGTCCACCACAACCGGAATGCTTGGTAGCGTCATGTTGTGATACCTCCGCAAAAGACTCTGAAATACTGTCCACGGTGGTGGATCAAGCGACCTTCTTGAGTCGTCTCCGTCACCGCGTACTCTTCTTCACCAGTGATCGTGCTAATTTCCCAGCCGTAGCTCGGCAGGGCTTCGGCGCGGTAGTCCGCCGCGCCGCGATCATTTAGACGTTCTTTGATTTGCAGCGCTGCGATTTCAGCAGTGCTGTAGACGTCGGACACGGCGCGCACCATGATCACATGCTCGTCGCTCGGCGTGCGCGCCAAGGACAGTTCGCCACCGCCGGTATGCGCGTAAATCACATATGGGTACGTCGTGCCAAGGGGCGCGATGTTCATGAACACACGCGCTGCCCAGAGCGGCGTGCCAGCCAGCAGGAGTGTGCGCAAGGTCTTGAAGACTGCACCCAACGAGGTCTCGGTCTGCATCAGCTTACTCCCAGTCCACGCTTGACGCGCTCAGCGAGTTCGCGCATTCGCTGGCGACGCCACAGCTCGATCATCGGTCGCATGAACGGACGCGGCGCAGTGCGCTCACGTCCAAGTTCTAGCTCGATCCCATACGGCACACCATCCTGCACCCACCAAACATAACGCCCTTTACGGACGGCTTTAATTGACGCCCGCAGCGCACCCGTATCAATATTCGGTGGATAGCCGGGCCGCGACGCGATATGTCGTCCGTAGCGGCGTCCGTTCGGCGACGTGCCAAACGAAAGGACAATGTCGTTAGCGATGTCGTGGGCAGCAGTGCCGATGATCGTCTCCAAAACGCCGGCAGCGCTCAGTCCCAGCCGATCCAGCTTGCGCTTGTCTAGATTAATTTCGACTTTCATAGCAGCCTCGTCGCATAGCACGTCCTGAAGACCGCTTCGGTCAGATCGACTGCGAGCATGACGACGTGGTAAGTGCGTCCACCAACGGTGATTCGTTGGTTGGGAGACAGCGCGATGCTAGCCGGTACTGCGATGCGATAGGTTTCCTGCATCGTTTCGCGCTGTCCAACATCGTTGACGCCCTGCATCGATATGCCCGAAGTGATCACGCGGCAAGGCACATCCTGAGCGAACGTCTGCCAAGTCGAGACCTGCGCGCCGTAGGCGTCGGTGGTGATGACCTCAGCGCTGATTGTGCAGGTCTCAGTCAGAAAACGCTCGGCATCTTTGCGAATGCTGCTTGCCGCGATTTTGTTCATTACGCTACGATCTGCGCGTGCGCGTTGTTGATCTGCAAGTTCAGCTTGGTCGTAGAGATAGCCGCGCCCAAAAACACCAGCCAGTTCGTTGCAACTAGGTCGCTTTGCGGCGCAACACCGCCCGCGTTCGCCGCGCTAAGGACGTACAAACCCGTCGCGCCGGCTGCGCTCAAGCTCAGCGTCGCGCCGGGCGTGAACTCAGGATCGCGCGTCACGACCGTCACGGGCTGTCCCGATGCCGCGCCCGAAATCGCAATGCCAAGCACTGCGCTGGTGATGTTGGTGGTCGCCTGCGCGAGTTTAAACTTGTCGTCAGCGTCCAAGTAGACGACCTGACCGGCGGTGATGGTTGCGCCCGCCTCTTTGATCATCTTAGTCGCCTTGTCGCTTGCTTTGACGCTAGCCGCGGTAATGGTTAGATCAGCCATTTTTCTTCTCCTGCTTTAGTCTACGCGCTCGACCGTTTTCAAAAATGCGGTCAGCGCGGGGATACCGAATTCTGCACGCTTCTCAGCTAACAAATCACGCAGTCCCTTCAGCGCGCTGTCGTGGTCAACTTGCAGCCAATCAGCGCGGAAATTGGGACGACTCATCTCACTAATCAGGTGCAGCAAGATTGCAATCACAGCTTTCTCGATTGTCCCCTGCGAGACGAGCAGTGCTGTGATCGTCTCGTCTTGCAGCATGGCGTTGTTCACGTCAGTATCGCCAACATGAAAACGCACTTTGCTGATGCTGTTGCCGAGCGCGGGGTCGAAAGTCGCGGTCATGCTTAACGCTTTCCACTTCCACGCGGACGAGGCGGCGGACTGACGTCCACCACCTCCTGCGTGTCGCTTAGGGCAGCCGACATCGCGTAGTCTTCTAGCCACTGTGCGATGTTTTCAAGCATCTTCGCAAAGATTAGATTCGCGTCACGGATGCCCTCCGCGCCCTGCGCGAGCGCCGGCGGCCGCAAGCCCTCGCGCTCGCTCAGCATTTCGATAGTGCGCTGAATGCGCTCCAACGCAAGCTCTCTGCGAATTGCAATGCTCTCAGCCGTCGCCATATTCCGCCTCCACTACTATGCGTAAGCGCTAGGGATTGTGTATGAGCCTGTCGTGAGCTGCATCACAACACCATTCAGGCGGTTGCTCGCGCCGATCCCAAAACGATGTTTCCATTCCATCGTTTGGATCGGGCGGTTCGGGTCGGTGAACGACATGTGCAGACCACGCGGCAGCCCTGAGGATGCCATGTCTACGCGCATCTTCAGCGGGCCGTCGGCTTCCAAGTTCAGCGCGAGCATGTAGTCGGCGGGAATCCAACGCCACTCGACCACCCACACACCGCTCACGTTCGCGCGGCCGATGATCTTACCCGGGACGTTCGGCAGGTTGATCGGAACGTCAGTGTTGCTGCCGGCGCGGATGAAGTTGTCAACCACCGCGTCAAACTCGGTCAGGGCTGAGATCAGCGCGGTTTGCGCGTTGTTGATGAACACCACACCGTTAATCCCGCCCGTCGTCGCCGGAAAATGTTCATACAGCTCGTCGGCGAGGGTGCGCAGCGGATTGTTGGTGTTGCTGATCGTGTTGGCTGCGTACCCGCTCGCCAGGTAGTGATTGTCCGTCGCCTCGGTGTTCGAGCCCTCAACGGGCGGATAGACGACGCTGTCACCGTTGGCCAGAGGCTGCACTGTCAGCGTCGCGCCGGCTGGGTAGGCTTCAGTGATGCTGTCAACAGTGTTCTTGAACAGACGACGCAAAATCTCATGGCGCAGACGGTTCAGCCCGGCTTCGATGATGCCGTTCACTTGCAGCTCAAAGCCGTCAGGCGTCGTGTAGCCAAGCACTTCTTTGGTGTAGCCGAGCGACGCGCCGTAGGTGGCCAGCGGGTAAGCGACTGACCAGCTGCCCAGAGTGCGGCGGGTCGGCGCAGCGGTGTCACCACTGACGGGCGGCAGCATACCGCCGCCGGGCAGGGCGTACTGCTCTTGCCAAAGCTCGGTCTCCGCGCCGATCAGCGCGCTGGTCGTCAGTGCAATTTCTTCTTGCCGCGCCAGAACGTACTGCATCGCTGCATCGTAAACAATGCGTTCACCGATGCTGTTGATTGACTGTCGCTCGGCTGCGCTAATGCCAAGGATACTCGCAATGTGTCCCATGTTTTATCTCCTTATACCCACGCCCGCAGCCAGTCAAAGTTGAAGTAGACGACCTTCACGCCGTCGGGCAAAGCGACCACCCGTCCGCAGATCACGGTCATCGTGCCTGCGCCATCGGCCAATGCGCCGAGCGTGTTACTCAAGTAGATCGGCACGTCCGCGTTCAGACTGCCAACTGTGTACCCTGAGACGAATCCCAGCTTTGCGATGCTGATCGTCTCGCCCGCGGCGCCGCCGCGCAGGGCGATGCCACGCGCCTGCTGCTTGCCCGCCGCCGCCGCGCCCGCCACGCCGAACGTGCCGGCGGTCAGCTGATAGACCACCTGGCCGCGCGTGACGGCTTCTGCTAATTTCACGTCAATGATCTCGCTGCTCTGCGGAAAAATCACATTCACGCGATCAGCGACTAATGCAATATCTGCCATTTCGTATCTCCTAGAGCCTAAACTTCGGCTTCATGCCCGCCAAGCGCAGCTTGACCTGCTCGGCGTCCGTCGGCGTGCGCCCGGCTTCCGCGTCCACCACAGGCGGCGCGGGGCGGGGCGGCTTCAACAGCCCGGCTTTTTCGGCAGCTTCAAGGCGTTTCAGCGTCTTGATCGGGTCTTCGTCCTCGATCAAAGCGCGCTGTTCCGGCGTCAAGGCTGCCAGACGGTCTTGGACTTGCGCTTGCGTGTAGACGCGGTAGGCATCTAGCGCTGCGACAGCTGCTTGCGCTGCCGCGAGTTCTTGTTCGCGCTGTTGTGCCAGTTCGCGCCATTTTCCCTGCTCAATCAGCTCTGCCTCGGCGCGGGCTTGGGCTTCTTGCTCTAAGCGCTGCGCTTTGCTCTCCGCCTCACGCGCTGCAACGCGGCGTTGTGCCGCCTCGGCGCGCAGTTCGCGGATCATCTTGGCTGCTTGTTCAGGGTCGGATTGAATCTGTGCGACCAACGATTGCAAGTCGTCACTTGGTCGCTCGGCATCCTGTGCCATTTCCGCTTTGGGCTTCAAGCCCTGATCGTCTTGCATACTAGTCTCCCATGCTCTCAATACCCAGCAGGCGTGCCAGCCAGCCGGGTTTTGCCTTGCTGCGCAGCGCGATGGTCACCGATTCCACATCTTCGCTAAGACTGCTCAACACGCTGTCCAGCCTGTCGAAGCGCCCATCGAGGTGGCGTTGCAGATTATGCATATCTATCGTGTACTGCTGACGCATTTGCTTGATTGCGTTGGCTGTGATCATCGCGCTGCCGCGCAGTCCGACAAACACGAACGTGCCAAAGCACACGACGAGCAAGATGCTCAAGAATATTAGCGATATAACAACGCCCGCGTCAGAGAGGGCTGTGACGAACTGCGGATTTAATGGATTCATCGCTTACGCTTTTCTCCCTATCGTTCAAAGTAGCACACTTGGTCTAGGAGAGTCAATTTGACGTCTGTTCTAAACGACAGCGCGCTATTTCGCATAATAATCCCGCGCCGCGCTGCCGAGGATTCCGCGCAGCGACGCCTCGCGCACCATCTCGCCGAAGAGTGGATCATCCACTTCTTCGACGAAATCATCAAGGACGACCGCGCCCGCCCGCCAAGCGCGCCACGCCGCACCGCCCATACTGCGCCGTTGAAAGTCGGACGGCTGTCGCCTAAACCACTGCTCACCAGTTTCGATTTCACGCGGCGTGAAGCGCGTCACACCGATGGCAGTGCAGCGTCCGTTGTAGTGATCTTGCAACTCTTGTCCAAGCTCCAAGCGCGTGCCGTGCAGCGCGATGCAGGCGAGGCAAGTGCGACCATCGAGCGCCGCGATGCGGATCATGTGCGTCACGAGGTCGCTGTTGGCTTGATAATGCAGCACGGTTGCATCCCGCCACGTCTGCAATTGCAGCGTGCGGGCGATGGTCATGGCGCGGGCTTCGGGCATGCGGCGCGCAAAGCGCTGCAAGAGCAGAGCCAAGCGCAGCGGCGATGTACCGCGCATAAACTCGCGGGTGACGGCGCGGCGCACCTGCGCGGCTGACGCTGCTCCGAATCCGCGAAGCATTTGCGCGAATTCGGGGCGGCTGATGTAGTTTCGCAGCCCGGCGCGCAGTAGGTCTTCGATTCGCAGCGGACGCCACAGGTTGTCGCGGCTGCGCGGAAGACTGATTTGCCGCGCAAGGCTGCCACTGATGCTCAGCATGGCGATCACAATCGCGTTGGTCGCCGTGCCGAGCGCGACGGCGAGACCATTCAGCTCGCCTTCGAGAGTGTCCAGAAATGCCAACACCGCCGGATCGTCAGGACGCAAGCGCTCAGCGCGACTCTCCGCGGCTTCGGCAGCAGCCCGCACGTCGTCGAATGCAGCGCGCAGCGCCGAGCCTGTGCGCCAAAGTCGCGCTAGGCTCTTGACGAATTCGCGCATGCCATCTTCGAACGTCTGGTCTAGCAGTTCGTTAAAGCGCTCTAAGAGTCGTGGCAGCATTGACTACTCCCCACCCAGCCCGAACGCACGGAAGTCTGGCACGGCGCTCAGGCTGGCCAGCGCACTCGCTTGTTCGTCTTCGCGCATCTCGTTCAGGATTACGTCAATGTCGGACTGCTCCAAGCCAAGTGGGGCGGCGACCAAGCGCAAAAATGCGCGGCGCGAGACGGAGTCGCGCACGGCGACCGCGTTGGCGATACGCTGCTTCTCGTCGAGTGACTGGGCGGGCAGCCAGCGCGTGTTGAATCTGGAGTAGTCGGGCGGCTGTTCGCCAAAGGCTGCCTGCACGCGCCAGGCGGTGTCCAGCACCATCTCCCAGCTGGCGCCGACATGCTGTTGGAACGCGTTGATCTTCCCGACGAGTGTCGCTTCACGCTGCTTGAATGCTTCACCGCTCAGGCTGCTGCTGCTAAACATCTCAGGGGTGGGCGTGCCAGTGGTGGTCGCAATCTCACTTTTGAAAAAGGTGGCAGTCTCGCGCAGGGTCGCAACATCGCCGGCATCGAGCGTTTCGATGCGCGCCTGCTGCTCTTTCGTCAGACCGCCGGGCGCGACGACGACCCAATCGCCAACTCCGATCTGCGCGGGCGGCTCGAACCCGAATGCAGCGCGAACGGTGAACGCGGTCTTCTCAGCTGCCAGCAGCAGGCTGGCCAGCGTGCGGTTCAGGCAGTCTTGCAAGACAATCGCGCTGCTAATTTCGCTGACGCCCCATTGCCCGCGTGGGCGGTTGCGGAAGTGGATGATCGGGATGCCAAGTGGACTGCCGTCGGCGTCCCGCCACTCCTGCACTGCCGGGACGCCATCATCGCTGAACGGCTGCAAATCGTTTGCGGATAAGTTCTTACCAATATAGCGTCTGATCTCGCTATCGGTATAGACGTTGAGGCGAACGCGAGCGGTCAGACGACCATCATCGGACAGAGTCTCTTGCCAAATCTTGATGACCGCGCCCGGTGTGCTGTCAGCATCGGTGTAGTAGATCGGGATGACGCCCACGCGACCATCGAACGCTTCTTGCAAAGTCAGCCGCACGCGCTGCTGCTTAGCGTCCCACCACACGAAAACAAACGAGTCGCCGTCGCGGATCGCAGCGCGGTGTACCGTCGTTTGCAGACGATCAAAGCGCTCGGCCTCAAGCAGCACCTGCGCCCACTGGGTTGCCTCTGGCGCCGCGGCGTCGGCTTCAATGCCGACCACGCTCAGGCGATTGTTGAGCGTGTCGATCACGAGCGGCATGTAATTCGCTGACAGCGTGTAATCATCGCGTGTGCCGATCCTGAGCATTTGGCGCATGGCGTCGCTCAGCTTGTTGTCATGCTCACCATCATCGTAGCGCCGAAAGCGCGCGACGTTCTCAGCGCGCTGCTGCCATTCCCCGCGCAATCCATCAAGCGCGATGTTTAATTTCAAAACGCGATCTAGCGCGTATGTTAGATTCATAAACTAACCTAGTCCTTCCCGGACGCGCACCGCGAGCGGTCGCATGCCATGCTCGATGCCCATCACCGCGTAGCGCAGCGCGTCGAGCGCGTGATCGTTACTTTTTAATGGATGTTCAGTACTTTCGCTGCCCTTGCGCGCCCACTGGTACGCCTCATATTCGGCGAACGTATGTACTGCACCAGCGTAGTGCAGCAGCGTATTGCTGTTCAGCCGTCGCTTAATCGCCTGAATGCCGGGCAGCACGCTGTTGTTCGCCGCGTGCGCTTTGCAGCCCTGCTCGCGCAGTTTCTCGATGTAGGCAGGTTCGCTCGGATCGCAGTAAAACGCGCTGACCCCAAACGAGTGACGCAGCTGCAAGGCAATGCGCGCCCAATCGTCAATTCCGCGCCGCGCCGCATATTCTTCATGGATGTTGTAAACCACGCCGTCGCGCACCCCGCACACCTGAATGACGCCGGGGTTGTTAAAGCCCCAGTCCACGCCGGCGATCACTTCTTCGTAGTGCGTGGGGAAGGTGTTGGTCGTGTGCCGTGCGCGGTCGAACTCGGGGTAGATGAGTCCTTCCCAACCGACGAACTCGCCGTACAGCTCTTGGCGAGCGTACTCACCGTGATAGTTTGCCTCAAGCGCCTCGATCCATTCACGACTGACGAATGGATTGGCGTGCGTCTTGACGCGGATGAGGCGGTAATCGGGATCGTCAACAAAAGTCTGCGCGAAAATCTTGTAAATCCACTGTTTTCCCTTGGGCGTGGTGGTCAGCCATGCGTAGCCCTGCCGCCCGTCTTGGCGTAAACGTCCCAACATGATCGACCAAACTTCCGCCGGCGAGAGCGCTGCCTCGTCGCCGTGCCAATAGCTGATGCTTGGCCCGCGCAAGGTGTCGGGATCTTGCGTGCTGCGAAAGATGATCTCAGAGCCGTTCGCCATGCGCGCCAAGCCCTTACTTGCGTTGTAATCCACCAGAAACGCGCCGGCAATTTGCTTGAAGCTGCGATAGGTCGCGTCGTCGAGCATCTTGTAGGTTGGCGCAGTGACCACGCCCAAGTTGGGCGCGGGCAGGAATGGCAGCGCGCCGAGCGCGGCGAGCAGTACGCGCACGTTGCCCGCGATGCTTTTCCCACTGCCGATGCCGCCGAGCAGCGCGAGGTGGTGCTGCTCAGCCATCACGAATTCGTGCTGCTGCCGATAGAGTTGCAGGCGGTGGACGCCGCCCGGCGGTGGCTCGAAAACACCGCGGCGGCGGGTCAGGTGGACGGCTGAGGCGCTCACGATGCCGTCTCCACCACTTCGAGCTGCACCTTCAGGGGTTCTCCATTCGTGGTCAGATCGACTTTTTGGGCGGCGTAGTAGCCGAGCAGCTTGGCGCGCTGCTCAATGAGCCGCGTCATGGTGTCCACAGCGCGCAGGTCGCCCGATTGCACCTTCGGCATGACAGCGCGCATGGCAACGTCAATGCGCTCGAGGTCGATTTGGCGATTATGTTCGGCAAGGTCAAGGGTTTTTTCGTTAAGCTCGGCAGCGGTGCGCTTCATATCTGTCCAGATCGTCGTGCGCGTCACCTTCAGCCGCCGAGCAATCTCCGCAATCGCCACGCCTTCAGCGCGCAGACGCCACACCTCGGCGCGGCGCGCCATGGTGCGCTGCGTTTCGCCGGGTGGTCTACGGTTAGCTTTTGTCTTTCGCGTGGTCATGACTCAAACTCACATTAGGTCTTATGAAAGATTAGATGAGAATAAATGCACTGTCAATTGCACGACTGTTTTAATAAGCTGCCGCGCCTAAAGATTAAAATTATACCAGACTAAACTATTGAGTTGGTTGGGCTAAATTGGGCTTTGATATATTTTACGAAGTGGTGTACACTACTTGAAGTTGAAGCTAGAAGGAGGGAGACTCATGGCACGACCACGCTATAAAATCCTCGAGATGGCCGCCGAGTTGGGCGTTGCGCCAGCTCAGCTGGTGCGGGAAAAGTTCGAAGAGGCAGGCTCAGTCCACGCTACCGCCAAAGCACTGGGCGTGAACTGCGTCACGGTGCGGCGTTGGCTGTCCATCGCCGGCTGTGAGGACATCCGTCCCCGCCGCGTCCGCGACAAGGTTAAGTAAAAAAGATCGCCGCGCGGTGTTGGGCCCGCGCGGCGAAAGGGAAAAGGAAGGGAACAAGGACTATGCTAACACCAACTTCAGATTTTGTCAACGCCGAATCTTCACCCGCTCCCGTGCGTCCCGCGGCGCGGGCGGGAGAGGCGTGGCACACCAATCCATATCAGCGCAACAGCGCACTGGACGTTGCCAAGCGCTTGGTGCGCGCCAGCACGCCGCAGCCGCTCAGCGACTCAGCCGTAGCGCTGATCCTCAAGCGCGCTTGCAAAGCCGAGAACGCCCTACCGATCCACGCACTGCCGAGCCTTTTTGAGACGCGCCGCGCTTTCTTCGAAGCAGTATTGGCGCGGTGCAGCTACCGCGCTGATGAGGAGAGCAACACGCCAAAGCGTCTCCACGCGCTCAGCGCACTGACTGCTATTGCCAATCTACCACACCCGCCGCGCAGCCAGCCACAAGGATTCGCCCGCCCCGCGCCCGCCCCGCGTGGGCAGCCGCAAACGCCCGCCACGGACGCTTTGCAGCGGTGGACGGGCATTGACGTCCGTGGGCAGAGCAATGGCGCGGACATGACCGAGCAGGACGCGCAGCTGCTCTGGCAAGCGTGCGTCAAAGCCGCGGTTTGGCAGCGCGCCGTGAACGCTGCCAAGCAGCCCGACGCTCAGCCAATCACGGCCGAGTTGATCAATCTTTTGTCCCTATCCGAATGTCTGGACGCCGCCGAGACGTGGCTGTTCAGCCAGCCCAGCCCAATTGAGGTTAATACTATGTTTGACGATCCCGCGCAGGACGACTTGTCCGCGCCCGACGGTCACGATCTGCCCGACGGTGTTTCAGATAGTGAACCTAGCCAAGAACAACCAGCTGATCCCAATCCCGAACCTGAATCTGACCCTGACGTCGAGACACCGTCCCAATTTCGCGCACGGCTGATTGCGCTCCTACGCGATGCCGGGCTGCGCGATTTGCGGAGCGCGTTCCAAGAAGCCGTTGGCGAGTCGACGCTCGACGCGGCCATCGGAAAAGGTCTGACCCGCGCCCAGATCGAAGAACGGGTAGCATCTTTCGCCGAAAGCGCGAAGCTGGCGCAAACAGACCCGCGCTTCAGCCCGCCCCTTCCGCCCGCGCCCAAGCGCGAGCAGGGCGAGACCGAGTCAGAGCGCTTTGGGCTGCTGCTCAAGAAAGCCGAGATGTTCCTCGAGTCAGGCTTATTGCCGACGAACATCAAGAGCATCGCCCAAGTCGTAACACTTTTTGAGATTGCCGCGCAGCTGGGCATAACGCCCATCGCGGCCATCACCGGAATTGACGTTATTCAGGGACGTCTGAGTCTCAAACCACAGCTGATGCTCGCGCTGATCCAGCGCAGTGGACAGCTGGAAAACTTGGAAGTGCGCGACGACGGCGCAAAATGCACAGTCGTCATGACGCGGCGCGGTATGTCGCCACACACCGAGTCGTTCAGCATGGACGACGCGAAAAATCTCGGTTGGCTGGCCAAAGAGAATTGGCGCAAGCAGCCCGCCGTCATGCGGAAGTGGCGCGCCATCGCCGCCGCCGCCCGAATCCTGTTCGCAGATATGATCTGCGGACTGTAGCCCGAACGAGAATGGAGACACCGTGATGAAAACCGAAGTCGAATTCAAATTTAAAATTGAAGTGCTTGGGCTTTCAGTCCAAGTCAGTGGCAGCCTTACGATCAGCGTTAGCCCGCCGCCGACGGATGAGCCGGTGATGCAGGGCGAGCCAACATCGCCGCCGGACGAGCGGGTGACGCCGGAGGATGAGCCAAAGCCGCCAACGGACGAGCAGGTTACGTCACAAGACGATCAGTCACCACAGGACGACACTGCGCCGCAAGACGAGACGCCGCCAACGGACGCGCCGACCGTCCTAAGCCTTGAGGTTTCACACGCGGACAGCCCCGCGCCGCGCATCGAAGTCGAGCGTGCGGTTCGGTGCAGTCCTGAGTTTTTCAAGCGCATATGCGCTGATAAAAAACGGTTTAAGGACAGCATGGCTCGCTGGCCCGAGCCGAAACCTCACCGCGGATTGTACACATACGAAGAGGTACAAGAGATGCGCGCCAGAGTCAAAGCTGCGACGCGGGCGCGCGCCGAGGAACTGATGGCTGACCTGCCGCGCCCGGCACGCGAGGCGTACTTTGCGCGCCGAGCGGAGACGGAGAAAAAGGTCGAAGAGTTAATGGCAAATCTGCTAGGCGCACTGGCGTCCGGGGGTTCTCATGAGTGACGAGATTCAAAGCACGTTAGATGAAACTTTTAGCGATGCCAGTGAGGGAGCATTTCAAATCATGAGTGACGAGATTCAAAGCACTTTGGATGAAACGTACCACGCTTTGCGTGGAATCTTGCTGAGCGGAATAAGCCTTAAGGCTGCGGTGGCGAGCATCAATGAGGCAGTTGAAAACGAAGACCTCGACGCGCTTCACGCTGCCATTGAAGAACTGAATGCTGCCCACGCGGAAGTCTTCGAATCGCAGCGCCAAACACTCGACGCTGTGATGAATTTGCAAGTTGAGGTGGCCGTCTCCGAGGGCAGCGCGATGGCGCTGCTCGACGACGAGTACCGGCGCGGGTTCCGCGACGGCATGCATTACGGGGGAGGCGTCGAAGAAGAATGAGCGCGAAAGTGATGGGCATGGTCTTTGATGCATGCCTAAAACCGAATGAAAAACTAGTACTGTTGGCGCTGGCTGATCATGCCGATCACCAAGGCGCCAACATCTACCCGGCAGTTGAGACTATTGCTAAGAAATCCAGCCTGTCCGAGCGCACGACGCAGAGAGTCTTGCGCGATCTTGAACAACAAGGCGTGTTGATTAGAGAGAAAAACGGCGGCGGCAAGCGCACGAACTTATGGCGCATTGACCTGATCGTTTTGGCAGCGCTGCACGGATCAGAGGTGACCGAAAGTCACCCCAGCGGTGTCAGAGTGACACCCCAGCGGTGTCAGAGTGACACCCCAGCGGTGTCAGCAGTGACACCCCAGAGGTGTCAGGGTGACACCCCAGCGGTGTCAGCAGTGACACCCGATCCGTCCTATAACCACCCTGGAACCGTCCCAGGGACCGCAGCGCCACCGGGCGCCGGGGGCGAAGCGGGTGCGCCTGAAGGCGCAGCAGGCACTCGCAGAGCGGCTGCGTCCTTTCAGGGCGTCCCCGAGTCTTCTAAACCCACCCTGGGTGGGGCG